CAGTAAGGACGCCTGCTTTTGCTCATTTATAAATTTTTTAACTATTTCATATTCGTAGCCTTGTTTAAAGGATTTGAATTTGTCCAACAAATCAAGTCTCTCATCGGGTGTTGTTTGCTTATATCTCGATAACTTTATACCGTTCGCTTTAAAATAGTTAAAAAAGTCATCATAAGTCGGAAATGTAAAATTTGGAAAATTATCGAGGATATATTCTGCTTGAGATATATCCACGTCCGCAAGAAAAAGAAACTTTACTAAATCAATTTGAGCACTCATCGTGTAACCTTGAAGTAATAATTGTTATCAAAAATCTGAACAGTGTCTCCACCGTCTGTTTCTGTTTTTACAACTACGCGATAAAATCTTTCTGGTTGGAACGAATCCATCCAAAGATTAAAATAATTTCCGTCAGAATCACAGCTTATTTTTGAACCAGTTGCATTAAATGGTAATATTACTTCGTCGGTATGTGCATCCCTTATTTCATAGTAAGAAGATGTTGGTATGTAATAATTTTGAGTATAGTAAGATTGAGTTGTATATTGTTTTTGAGGATATCTTGTATTTGCGTGAATACGAATTTTTGCTTTTTCATTTTCACTATAAGACTTTTTGAGTTTAACATTTAATAAAAGGTTTTCATCCGATACTTGTGTTAAACTGCCAGTCGAAAACGACGAGTCATCCCATACAATATGAAGCCTCGGGACATATATTGTATTACTATCTGTTCCAAAAAATTTCAAACTGTTTAGTGTTTCCGTAGAAGATTCTATTTCATTACTAAATTTTAGAATCATACCGTCATTATTAAATCTACCTGAACCAGTGACCCATTTCTTTACGATTTGAGTGACATCCATGTAAATATCGGATGACTCAAATGAGAATGATTGTGTACATTCCAAATTATCGTAGTTCCACCAGGTACCACCACCTTCTTTCGTAAAATATGAGGAAGTAACATTCGCTGTTAAATTTACACCAAAAAGTATATTTGCATCCACCCATGTCTGTGATATACTATCCCACTCATAATCTATAATTCCAGGTGGGATGTCCCATTCTGTCCCTACTGATTTTGAGGTTCTGTACTTCCATGAGACCCCGTCGGTTGTTATGGGTGTGTTATAATAACGACCTGTTCCATTCGTCCACGAAGAACTCAATGGGTAAGCATAAACTTTGTATTCCTGTGGTATTTCTCTCACTTCAGTAGAACGAAGTGAAAGATAATATCTTGCAGATGCAAGTGGTATTTTACCAGAATCTATTTTTTCTTGAAGAGGTGATGTATCAAATTTTAACAATATTCTACTATTATACTGCGAACTATCGGTATATTCATGTAGTAATTCGAGTACAGGATCTAATCCAGTATTTTTTGTTTCGGATTTCTCATAGATTGTTGCGTCTTTTTGCGCATAAAGTGTATATATCATCCAAATGCCCTCACCCTACCGGTAATATCATTATCTGGGAATTTTATTTCAAATATTGAAGGATCAAGTGATGGAAAAATTATTCCGTCTCTTGTTGCCAACGGTATATCGTAAGCATTTCCAGAATAACCAAGTGTTGGGTCATAAAGATTAAAGATTTTTACGTCAGCAACGGTTTGTACTCCCTCTACTTTATCAAGTTCTGTAAATACATTGCTTATTATAATAGGTTGATTTATTTGCCATCTCTTAATATCAAAATATCTTTTTAGTCTATCTATACAACGGAGAATAACTTGATTCCCGTTTTGGTCTGGCATTGTTATAATGTCAAATTCTAGTCCAATATTAATGATATAAGCATCTTTTATGTTAATCGCATCCGTCAACATTCTATGATAACCAAGATATTCTTTTAAGTTTTGTTTTGTGGCGTTGTTTATTACCGCAAGATTTCCATTGTAATTATAACCAAGAACATAGAAATTTAAAGCCAGTGGATTTACAACTCTATCACTATTGTAAATAGATTCAGCTGTTAATTGGTCATCTTTTGTTATGTATGCTTTTGCAATTGAACCATATTTTTGTGGTAAACTATATGCACGTATGATGTAGTCTTCCTTTGTTACTGCGCGGTTTTGTGAAGCAAAATAAGCAAGTGAATTTTGACGAATTTCTTCTACACTTTCACCTTGTTTTCCACCAGTCGCTGGTTCAGAGTTTGTTACAGCTAAACTACCAAGTGCCTGTCTATATGTTTCTAAATCTAATCCAGTTTCGTCTAATACTATGGTTCTTGATTTTAGTCTAGTAATTGTATCACTTGGAACATTATCTCGTATTCCACCCCCAACCGTATAATAAATTGTTAAATCAGTATTACTTGGTGCAAGACCATAAGTTTTAGTATAAAGAAAATTTGATGGATCTATATCAACCGATGAAATTGATTCTATACCGATTAAAGAGGAACCAATTAAATCTGGGTTTGGTATAAGTAATTCGTCATCCAAATCGGACACACCAGCACCAAATTGTATCTCCATTTTTCCATTATCAAGCTGTCTTGTTGAAAATCTTCTTGATACTTTTCTCATCTTTAAAAGATATGGTGTTTCTTCTCTATATGATGACAACTGTCTATCATTACGTGAAATATTTGGTGTTGGTTCAAATATAGTATCTTGTGCCAAGTATGGGACATTATACCATTTATTACCGTCTGAATCAATTGCATATAAAATGTCTATAAGGTTTGTCTCTTCTAATTCAATTTTGTCATATGGTTTTGGTTCGCCAAAAGAATATGTTCTTGTTTTGATTACACCAGAAGTTGCGTTTACAGATTTTTTTAACAGATAAAATGTTATTTCATTATTTGTATCGTCAACTTCAAAAATAGTAACTTCCGTTGGATCAAATGAACTGCTAAATCTAAAGTCTAAATAATCGGTGGTTCTAAATTCAGTTGATATATTTCTATTATCAGATGCAACCACCATTCCAGGTTCTATTGCAAACGCATAAGAAAAATCTGGAACAATATTACCACTGTCATTTTTAGCAGGAATAATTTGGAAAACATCTAGTTTAACATTTGAAGATATATTTGTTTTTGGTTTATATCCGAGTGATTGTGCAATATTAAGAATATTTTGACGTTCTGATGCTTGCAGTATAAATGATTCTTGTAAAGTTGTGTCCGTATAGTAAGACAACACGTCACCAACATATGCGGCCATTTCAAGAAACATCATTCCTGGCGATGACTCATTAAAGTCTTGATAGGTATCTGGAAAATAATTTTTAGCAAAATCTATAAGGTTTTGCTTTAGGGAAGGAAAATCTCGTGAGAGATACCTAATATCTTTTTTGACTAAATCCGCCATTAGTTTTGTGCCTCTTGAATCCGTAAATTGCCCGTATCAGATATAAATATCTGAATGGGTAAATATATGTTTGTACCGACGATTTTGAGTTCAAGAAAGATTCCAATAGCATGATACGGGTCATCTAATCTACCATCATCTCTCATATTGAAATTTACATTTAACTGAGTGACATTTAAATAAGGTAACCATGTTGTTATGGCAGAAATAATATCTCCTTTTATTTTTTCCTCTAAATCGCCCTCACTATTTATGTTTTCAAACAAAATATATCTTAATTCACTACCAAAATCAGGTAGCATATAACGTTCGCCTTTTGCGGTAGATAAAAGATTTTTTACATTTGAAAATGCCTGTTGTCTATTTGTATAGCTTTGAAAAAATACACCATTCGGATTATTGAAAGGTAGTGTCACACCAATTGGTTTGGTATAAACATTCGTATCAGGGTTCGGCTCATTTATAATGATACTTTTTCTTCTGAACCTTGTCAATTATTATCTCCCCTTCTTTTCATTAATCTTTGCCATAAGTGCAGAGTAATCACGAGTGAGTGCCTGTGCTACTTCTGCCGGAACTTCACTTGGATTCACTCCGGCCGGTGTTGCGTTTATTACACCCATTCTGTCATTTGCAAACGCATTTAATGAATTGCTATTAAAAAACATTTCTTCGCCACCATCATAATCATTAACACTATAATTTTCTTGAAGACTTCTACGAGTTTCTTCTAGTATATTTTGCACGGCAGACATTTTACCGTCCAATTTATTTTTCTTTTGTTGTGGCTTTTGTGTAATTCCTTTTGTTGCTTGCTTGTATAAAGAAACTCCATGATCTATTGTTTCTTTAACAGGTTTCTTTGAAGATTCTCTTAATTTTTTTTCAAGAGCATATTCTATTTCTTC